GCTGACCAATGCCGGAGTCAACCTGGCTGGGTTCGGTTATGACCCCTACCAGTCCAAGCAGGTAGTCAATGACCTGGGTGCCTGGATCTACACCACGACCGGCATAGATCCCAAGGAGATCATCATACCGGTACGTCAGAACTTTGCCAGCTACAACCCGGTGGTCGATGAGTTCACCTACATGGTTCAGACCGAAGATCCGTGGATAAGGTTCAGCGACAACCCTATGTGGCCTTGGCTGTTCGGCAACGTAGCTCTGGCTGTCAGCTCTGACGGCATGGAGAACAAGAAACCGGTCAAGTCCGGAACCTCTGACAGCTGCAAGGTAGATCCTATCCAGGCTCTCCTCTCGGCTCTCATGGTCTATGATCTTTTCAACGGCAAAGTGATGCAGGATTAAGTTGATATTGTTTGTCTCCCAGGCTCACGATAGAGCATACTTGGGAGATCTGAAGGGAGCGGTGACGCTCCCTTTTTTGTTGGTAAACTCAAAGCCCTTTCCTGCCCGCTCCATAAAAGACAATTAGTTCTAAGATAATGGAGTATTTAGATTCAATCATCCGTCTCCTCGAGTTGCTTGCCGGAGGAGTTCTGGGTGTTTTGCTTACACTGCGTTACCAGCGCAGGAAAGCCGCCGCCGAAGCCAAGACCGCCGAGGCCGACGCAGAGAAAGCTAATGCCGAGGCTCATGGAGCCGAAGCCAGTGCAGCCAAGGAGCTACAGGATGTCTATCAGCAGCTCATCAATGACATCAAGGCCGACCGCGAAGAGCAGAAGTCTTATATCAATGAGCTCAAGGAGGACCGGCAGCACCTGCGTAAGGAGAACGGAGAGCTGCGTGAGCGCATAGATACCACCGATGAGACGGTACGTCAGTTGCAACATGATGTAGCCCGCACCGGACGGATGGTGGAGTTTATGCGCCCTTTTCTTTGCGGCGACACAGGCTGTAAGACCCGTCAGTTTGTCTCGATCAATGACAACGGCGACGTGCGTCAGACCAAGACCCGCACCAAGAAGGATGAACCAAACCTGGATAATGGAGCTCTATAAGAAAGGCTCACGCGGTGAGATAGTCAAGCAGATCCAGAAGGCACTGCATCTGTATCCCGACGGTATCTACGGTCCTATGACCGAAGCTGCTGTCCGTGAGTTTCAGCAGGAGCATGGTCTCAAGCCCGACGGCATAGTCGGCCCGGCTACTCTGGCCAAGCTCATCCCACAGCGTCTCAAGAAGAGCCGACGCACCATCACCGAGATCATCATCCACTGTAGTGCTACACCTGAAGGTAAAGACTACACTGTTGACATCATCCGCACCTGGCATCTGGCCCGTGGCTTCAGTGACATCGGCTATCATTATGTCATCTACCGGGACGGAACCATTCACAATGGCCGTGACGTGGATGTGATAGGTGCTCACTGTGAGAACCACAATGCACACTCCATCGGCATCTGCTACATAGGTGGCTGTGACTCTACCGGCAAGAAAGCCAAGGACACCCGTACCATCGAACAGAAGATTGCGCTGCGTACCTTGCTCCAGGATCTCCGCAAACTCTATCCCGATGCCCGCATCCTGGGCCACCGTGATACCGGCGCACCCAAGGACTGTCCCAGCTTCAACGCCAAGAAGGAATACTACAATCTGTAAACCTACGGCACCTATGTGCCGGATAATCAGAAAGAAACAAAAACGAGATATATTATGGACAATTTTCTTACCCGATGGGCGAAGTCACGCCGTGAGCAGACGCTTACTCCCGGTGTACCGTCGACCACTGACCCGGGTGCTGCGGAAAACCAGCAGCCCAAGGGTGCCAACTGGGAGTCTAACGTGGTGCATCCTTATGGCCGCCGCTCACTCCTGGTTCCCGCCTGGTACCGTGGCGTGACTCTGCTCATGCAGACCATGGGACAGATGGTCACCCAGTGGCAGAAGATGAACGGCGAGGGCGGTAACTATATCGAGGACCGCTACGGCATAGGCCGCCGCATCAACTACCTTCTTCAGGTACGGCCCAATCCGCTCATGACTGCCAGTCAGATGCAGGAGCAGGTGGTGTACCGTCAGATCTACTGGGGTAACGCCTACATCTACATTGAGCGTAATGAGTACGGAGATCCTCATTATCTGTGGCTCTGTACTGGTGGTGGCTATGACCCCATCACTAACACTTACTCGCTGACCTACAACCGCGAGCATGGTCCCGAGGTTCTCATGTCGGTGCCCGCTCAGGATGTCATCCACTTCAAGAACGTGATCATGACCGACTCCATGTATATGGGTGTGCCGGTTATCGACTTCGCCTACAAGGCTCTGTGCATCGCAGCTACTGCCGACGAGCAAGCTCTCCAGGATGTGGCCAAGGGTGGTAAGCACAAGGTCCTCATCCAGGAGCAGAAGTCCCAGTCCGGTCAGATGGGCATACTGGGACGTGCCAACCAGAATGAACTCCGCAAAGCTACCCGTCAGTTTGCTGAGGACTGGCAAGCCAATGACGTGGTGATGCTGGATAACGTGGCCGATGCCAAGGTCATCAGTCAGACCGCCCAGCAGCTCCAGCTGCTTGAACAGCGTGGCTTCGAGGTGACTGATCTGGCACGCATCCTGGGCATACCCCGCCTCATGATGATGGAGGAGGCCGGCAGTGCTTATAAGATGCCGGAACATGCCACTCAGGAGTTCCTGCTGCGTACCATACAACCCCGCATCCGTGAGTGGGAAGATGAACTCAACTCCAAGCTGCTGCGTGAGGAGGACTTCGGTCGTCGCCGCATCCATGTCTGCGAGTTGGCTCTGCGCCGTCTGGATGCTAAGGGTCAGGCCGAGATTGACAAGATGCACATGGAGACCGGCTGGTCCGTCAATGAGATCCGCAGTCAGTATGATCTTCCGAACATCGAGGGTGGTGACCTGCATTATGTATCAACCAACCTGGCAGAGCTGGGCAGCGAGAAGCTCCGTGCTCCCGGTGCTCCGGCACCCGCCGCACCTAAAGCCTCACAGGGTGAGGAAGGAGTTGAGGAATGAAATGGCTCACACTTGACTATATCAAGCAGCACTCCCGTATCGAGTACGACTGCGAGGATGATCTGCTGACGCTTTACGGCGAGGCCGCCGAAGAGACTGTCCTGAACATCTGCTCCCGCACCTATGAGGACCTCAAGGGTGACAATGCCGATGTACCCTCCGCCATCAAGCAGGCTTCTCTCATGCTGGTTGACCTGAGTTATCAGCAGCGCAGCCCTGTGAGTCCGGTCAGCATGTACGCAGTGCCGTACACCTTTGACCTGCTTATCAAGCCTTACATGAAACTAACACCCGGCGAGTGATATGGCATACAGCACAGGAATAATGAACCGCCGCGTGGCCATCATGGTACGCTCCACATCCGACACCGGCTCTTTTGGCCGTAACAGTGCCGGCCAGAGCTATGCCTACGCTGCTACTGTCTGGGCTGCCGTGGATTTCAACCGTGGCACCAAAGCCATGCGCGAAGGGGCTTATGACGGCTATGACCGTGTTATGTTCCGGATGCGCTGGAACCCGACCGTGGACCGCAGCTCCATGCTGGTATGGGATGGCCGCACTTATCAGATTGAGTCTTTCAATGCTGACAAGTACCAGAACACCATCCAAATTACTGCGGTCGAAACTCCGGGTAAGGACCTCACTGGTCTGCTTCCAGTAGACCCTGAGCCTGAGCCGGAACCCACACCAACTCCCGATCCGGATGATGACGAGTCAACCGACGAAGGTCCTGCAACTGATTGACAAATACTTGTTTAACTTAAATAATAGAACAAAATGGATGATTTTATTTTATCACAAAACTCCGCAAGGGTTCAGGCTATCCTGGATGAGATAAACCCGGTAGTGGAGAATGGACATGACCTCGCAGGTCTTGGAATAGCTTATGGCTATTGCTCTACAGCCGGAAGTACGGCAATCAAGGAGGTATCTATCTCCAACTTTATTCTTCATGAGAATAGCGTAGTGGCAATTTATTTCCAGAACGCTTTTACCGCATCAAATCCCAAGCTCAAGATCGGCAGCAACGATGCAAAAAACATTTACTACATGAACGCTGGTGCCTTACCTCCAGGAAAGGTTCGTGCCAACACCGTTGTAACTATGGTTTATTCAATGAGCACTTTCTGGGTGATTGGCATAGAGAGTCGCTCTGCTGCATCCACGGAAGGTGGAGTTGACCTTGCTTTGCCCAGTGGTTTACTATGGTGCGAGCATAATGTCGGAGCGAGTCGTCCCGAAGATCCGGGCCTGTATTTCTCATGGGGTAACGTAACCGGTCATGCCGAAGGCTCAGGTTATGACTTCAGCCAGACCAACTATGACGCATCTGCCGGTGCTTACCTCTCCAGTGATATTGCTGTAGGCGATGAGTTTGACATGGCTCATCACAACATGGGGGGACAATGGCGTTTACCACGTCGTGCTGAGTTCGTGGAGTTGAGCACTTATTGCTCTCATGAATGGATTGATCAGGATGGCATGTTCGGAATGAGATTCACATCCAGTAATAATGGTAACAGCATTTTCTTCCCCGCTGCCGGGTACTACAATGGTACGACGCTCAACGACCGTGGCACGTACGGGAACTACTGGTCTTCGGGGTTCTACTCGGCTTCCAATGCCTACTACCTGAACTTCAATTCCTCGAGTGTCAATCCGCAGAACAACTACTATCGCAGGACCGGCTTTACGGTCCGGGCGGTTCAGTAACTTGTCTCGTCAACCGGTTACCCAATGACACGCAACCTCATTCTTATGACTTGCCACGAACCAGCCGCACCCCAGTGCGGCGTGGCAAGTCGGTAAGAATGATACTCTCTAAGAGATATGGCAAGGATTTCAGAGATACTCGAGATAGAAAAGCAGCGCACCGAAAAGGAGGAGTGGAACGTCATTCACCTGTTCAAGGAGGGTGGCTTCTATCGTGCGTATGAATGGAGCGCATGGCTCATCGTGACAATGGCGTACAATGACAAGGTGCGTCAGCAGACCGGTGACCGTAAGCCGCTCAACGTGACACACAAACGGTCACGTAACAGCGACGAGACCTTTGTCTTCGTCGGGTTCCCTCTCAAGTCCGCCGAGAAATTCATTCCGCAGCGCACCAGCTTCGAGACCATCAGCGATACCCAGATTGACATCACCATTGAGCTGACATGGGATGATGATCTCTCCTATGACTCACTTAATGAGGCCTTCCTCAAATGGAAGGAAGAGCAACCCATCCAGGAACCAAAGCAGAGACGTGAGGACGGACCGGCAACCACCGGCACCGCCCAGCACTCTACTCTCACCAGTATCATGAGTGAGATCCTGGCATGGCCGCTGGAGCAGAAGACGCTGATCGAGAACACAGCTTATCTGAGCTCTCTCAAGCAACGGCTCGCTGCACTGATTTAGTATTAACATCAACCGGTTCTAAGACAAGACAAGTTCATAGGTTGTCCGTCCTGTGGCCGTGGGCCATGGGAAAAAGTCAAGACACCTGATGGCTTCAGATCCTGATTCCATCACTTGGTCGTAACAGGTGACAACCGCACTGCAAATTGGATTTTCTTCCCTGCTGCCGGGAACTACAATGGTACGACGCTCAACAACCGTGGCACGAACGGGAACTACTGGTCTTCGGGGTTCAACTCGGCTTCCAATGCCTACAACCTGAACTTCAATTCCTCGGAAGTCAATCCGCAGAACAACAACAATCGCAGGAACGGCTTTACGGTCCGGGCGGTTCAGCACTTATCAGTAATTCTTAGTAACCAATAGACAAAGCACTGTAATGGACAGGAAGGGATATAGTTTGAAACGTGAGCAGCTGCTGATGGACCTCTATGTTGCTTTCGATGATGCACGCCGCCATAAGGCCAAGATGTCTTATGTCATGCAGTGGGAGAAGCATCTCAAGCAGAACATGGATGAGCTGGCCGATGATCTGATCTCACGTCGCTATACGGCCCGACCGTCCAAGTGCTTTCGTCATAGACTACCCCAAGAAGAGAGAAGTCTTCGCTGCGCTGTTTAGAGACCGCATCGTTCATCATCTCTACTTCAACTACACCCACACGCTCTTTGAACGTACTTTCATCCAGGACTCCTACAGCTGCATCAAAGGCCGTGGCACACACTACGGCATCCAGCGTCTGGCCATGCACATCCGGCAGGAGAGTCAGAACTGGGCGGTCCCCTGTTACGCCATGAACCTGGACATCCGGGGCTACTTCATGCACATTCAGCGTGACCGTCTGCTC